CGCTACCTGGTGGTGTGGACCCCGCCGGCGCTGTCCCGCGAGTTCTATGTCGGTGTGGCTGACGAGATCAAGGCCGGCGGCATCGAGGCGTTCTACCACTACCTGGTGCACGAGCTGGACATGGGCGACTTCAACGAGCACACCAAGCCGCTCTACAACGAGGCGAAGGACAAGCTGATCGAGAAGAGCCTGGCGCCGCCGGAACGCTTCTACCGCGAGTGGTCCAGCGGGCTGCTGCCGATCCCGTTCGTGACCTGCAGCGTGACCAGGCTGTACGAGGTGTTCAAGGTCTGGTGCGGCCGCTCCGGGGAATCCAAGTACACGTCGCAGACCCTGTTCAGCCCAGCAGTCGAACGGTACGCCGGCGGGGCGCTGAAGCAGCACACGATCAAGTACGAGCTCGAGTCCGAGGTGAAACAGCGCTTTGTCTTCCTCATTGGCGACCAGCCGGCGGGCAAGTCGTACCGGGAATGGGCTGAGTCGACGGCCGGGATCTTCGAGAAGGGTTTCCGGACATATCGCCGGGGTGATGCGGACGATGTTGACACTCAACCCTCAACATTCACATAAGCCTCAACACGGATAACTCATTGTTAATAAAGGGAATGTTGACGGTGTTGAGGGTATTGACGGTTTTTCCAAGCTCCACGCGCACGCGGAGGGGTAGAGCAAGGCAAGCCAAGAGAAGAAGCAGCGGAATTTAATTCAAATCAATTTCAATTTAACCCTCAATACTCTCAATACTGTCAATAAAGATAATGAAAACAAAAGGTTAGGTGTGTTGAGGGTGTGTTGACGGTGTTGAGGGTTTGTCGAAAAGAAATAAAACAACGAGGCGGGGGTGATGGTGGCGAAAGGCAGTCTGAGGGAACAGATGCCGGTCACGGCAGCATGGATCGATGAAATGAGGGCGGCGTTCGGAAAGGAGTCGATCGACGGGCAGCTCAGGAAGGCGATGAAGGGCGAGCCGGTGTTTTTCGCCCAGGAGAACGGGCATACGGTCGGTACACCAAGCCCGGCAAGGGTGCGAGTGCAGTGGGACCAGCGGGGAAGGGCGTACGTGGTGGGCGGGACGCCAGATCAGGGAAACGAAACGACAAAATTCGAAGCCATGCAGCTTCGAGAACAAAAACTGAAAGGGATGAAATGATGGGAGTAGCAGCACGGTGGGTGTTGGAAGAACCGATCTTCGAAGACGCAGGACAGGCGGTACACGTGGCCTTCCTGGTGATGGCGCAGCCGGCCCGGCAGGATGCGCCGTTCCGCAAGGCGCTGATCCGTTCGATGGAGTCGATCAACCTGAGCCCGGGGCAGCGCCACTGGCTCGACCAGCTGCGCGGCGAGGCTTCGGGCAAGGTCAACTTCGGCGGCCTCGACATGAACGAGGTGCGCGCGCAGTGCGTGATGATCCAGCAGGCCGTGGCAACCAAACTGCCGGACCCGGAGCGCTGGGTGCTGCTGGCCAAGTACGGCGAGATCGAATTCGAGGACGTGGCTGAGGAGCCGGGTTCGCACCAAGTGGGCGCTGCGCTCGAGCGTGCAGATAGGAGCGTGCGGGCAGCACGCGTGAAAATGGAGCAGGCCCGGGTCGAACTCGAGGCAGCCCGGGATCACTACCTGTCGATGCAGCAGCGGATCATGCCGCCTGGCGTGCTGGAGTCGGCACAGGACCAGTACCTTGCCGCCCGCGACGCGGTGCGCGATGCTGGCGGGGAGCTGGCGCGGGCCGAGGCCAGCGAGCGGGCCGGTAAGATCGCGCTCGAGAAGCTCTCGTCCTGCAGCCTCGTCAATAACGGACCGCGCGCATCGAATGCGGGCGAGCCGCGCCGGCGCTACGCTTTCCCGGCCGAGCGCATTGCTGCCATCGACGGCCTGGCCCGGTGGTTCGCTCCGAGTTTCCCACGTATTAAGCCGCTGGCGATTTGCTGCATGCTGGGGAGGATGTTCGCCAGGCACAAGAAGATCGACATCAGCGCGCGCGATCTGGAAGCGCAGTTCGGCGGGAGCTACCGCACCTACCTGCGGGCAGCGATGAAGATGAAGAACCACGTGCGCCAGCTGGAGGACAACGCGATTGCACGCCTGGCGCCGTATCTGGCTGAACATGGCGTTGTTTCACCTGTTCAAGAAATTCCTTGACGCAAGTGTCCCAGACGCGATACATTTTGGCCATTCTCGAAGCCATTGTGCCTTGAGTAGATTTTCCTGATTTCCGGAACCCCGCCTGGTGCAGACCACGCGGGGTTTTTTCATTCCTGAACCAGTCTAAGGGGCGGAGAATCTCTGCCTTTGGTCGGCGTGCGCAAACGCGCCGGCCCTTTTTATTCTCAACGACGAAAGGTGGTGATCCTGTCTCGATCCGCTTCAAAGCGGGGGATACAAAGATCGTTCGTTCGTTTGCCCGGGTTTCCGGGCTTTTTTATTCGACACGCCATGGTAGCCCGCCACCTTGCGAACCTCAAGGGTTTGGCAGGACGGACCACGGCGCAAAGTTGTGGGGCGAGGATGGCGATTAGGATCGACGTGCGCGGCAGCATGGACCGCATCATCGCCGACGCGCAGAAGAAGCAGCGCGAGGTGCGCACTGTGGCTGCACCGCGCGCCATCAACAAGATGATCGCCCAGGTGAAGACTGGCGCAGCGCGCGAGATACGCGATGCAGGCTACAAGCTGAAGGTCAGCGACATCAAGAAGGGCCTGAAGCTGAGCTATGCAACAGCCTCCAGCTTGACCGCCCGTGTTACCGCATCGGGCAAGCCGATCCCGCTCGCTGCGTACGGCGCGCGGCAAACTGCCAAGGGTGTATCGGTCGATGTGCTTCATGGTCGTAAGGTGATCACCCACGCCTTCATCGCCACCATGCCCAGCGGGCACAAGGGCGTGTTCATACGCGTGGGTAAGCAGCACAAGAAGCGAGCCGGCAAAGGCGGCACCATCTGGAGCGGCCTACCCATCAAAGAACTGTTCGGCCCGTCTGTCCCTGACGGCATGGCAAATGCTGCTGTGCAGGCTGCCCTGCAGCGGCTGGTGCTGGAGAAGTTCCCCGACATATTGCGTCAGCAGATTGATCGTCTCAAGTGAGGATTGCCATGCCCGTGAACGTCAAGCGCCGCACCCTGATTGACCGCATCCGCCATGCACCGGGCCGCCTGTGCCGACGCTGGCGCATCTGCGTTCGCTATGCCGCGCGCTTCGACGCGCGGTGGCTCGACCCCTGTTTCGCATTGGGTTGGCTCGACCACTGAAAATTCCCGGGTCCTTCCCGGCGATCGACACCTGCGGGTGCGAAGACCCCGATTTCTCTCTAGTTCTAGGAATTGCTAGGGGGGTGTAAGACAGAGGTTCACATGGCACTGACCCAGCAAGAAATCGCCGACCACCTCGACCTGGCGCAGCAGAACGTCTCCGAGCTGATGAAGAAGCTCGAGATCGACTGGCGCGCGGCGTCACTGGACGAGATCCGGACCGCGTACATCCGCCAGCTGCGCGGGCAGGCCGCCGGCCACAAGACGGACGACGGGCTCGACCTGGTGCGCGAGCGCGTGCTGACCGAGCGTATCGACCGCGAGCTGAAGCAGTACACGCTGGCCGAGAAGAAGGGCCAGCTGGTCAACGTCGCCCAGCTGGAGCCCGAGCTGCAGCAGATGTTCGCCGCGTTCCGTACCGAGCTGCTGGCGCGCGACGACAAACTCAAGGCCGACCTCGACCAGCTGCATGGGATCGATGTCGATATCCAGGTGCTGAATGCAACCACACACGACGCCCTCCGTCACCTCTCTCGATACGACGCCGGCAGTACACGCGCTCCTCTCGCGCCTATGCCAGGCGATAGCGCCGCCCGAGCAGATCGGGCTGACGGAGTGGGCGCGCAAGAATAGGCGGCTGTCGGTCAAGGCGTCCGCGCTGCCCGGGCGCTACAACCCGGACCTGACGCCTTGGGTGTTCGGCATGCACGAGGCGCTCGATGACCCGGCGGTGCGGAAGGTCGTATCGATGAAGTCCGCCCAGGTGGCGTGGACGGACGGCGTGCTGCTGAACTACGTGGGGCGCAAGATCGACGTGGACCCCACGCCGATGATCATCATGTTCGCCAAAGAGAAGGCGGCCAAAGAGTTCAACGAAGAGAAGCTGATCCCGATGGCGGAGGTGACGCCGAGCGTTGCAGCCAAGCTGCAGATCGACCGGCGCAAGGCCGGCGACAACCGCTGGGATTT